TCTGATTGACAGCAGATGCTGTGGTTTGGAATATTATCTGCTCATTACCATTTTCATCTGCAATAAAGTGTGCATCATCTATAAGTATATTGTGACTGTTGGTGTCAAGGTTGCCACCTAACTGTGGAGATGTATCTGCTACAACATCTGTGATACCACCAAGAGCAGAAGATACGGATGCAAGTGTTGTTTTCCTTAACGCACTAGCAGACGCATCATGTATAAGTATTGTGTCATTTGATGTGTCAAGAGATGTTTCAGCAGTTTGCCCTGTAATAACATCTGCGTTTACCATAGCTTTTTGCACAGCATCGTTAGCAATTGTTACTGCACCGTTTGACGCTATGGTTACGTCACCTGATACAGCTACAGGGTTGAAGTTAGTTCCGTCAGCAACCATGATGTGACCACTGGTGTTTGTACCCATTGTGATGTCATCACCTGTTACTGTTAAGTCACCTGTTACAACAACATCACCATTGAATGTTGCCTTACCTGCAAGTGCCATATCAATGTCTAGGGCTGTTATTGCACTAGAGCCGTCTGTTCCTTTTATCTTGAAGTTCTTGTCTGCAACACTCACAGTAAGTTCAACGTCACTAGAGTTGTTTGCAATATCTAGTATAGATGTACCACCATCTTTAAATGTTACATTTGCACCGTCTGCATCAAGAATAATATCTCCTGATGAGTCAAGTGTTATTGAGCCATCATCGTCTGTAATTGTATCAAGTGCAATAGAACCTACGTTAGAGATGTTTGAGTCTCCAAAGTCCATTGTGCCTGTGACAGTTAAGTTACCACCAACTGCTAAGTTACCTGATATGTCTGCAGCACCATTTATATCTATGGTTGTTGCATTTATTTCTATCTCAGTGTCTGCTACTAAGTCTAATACACCGTCTGCTGACTGATGTATATATGTGCCACTATCTCCAAACTGTAGCTGTCTTGAGCTATTTAGTAGTAATCCTGTGTCAGCAACGTGAGTTAATGTTGTATCAGTGTCTGCACCAAAGCCAAGAACTGCTGCATCTGATTTTAGCGTAAGGTCATCACCAACAGTTGCATCTGCTGATATCTCTAATAGTGGTGTTGTTATTTCTACTTCTGTGTCTGCATCAATATCTAACTGACCGTCTGTGCTTGAGCTAACAGATAAGGCACTATCTCTGAATGTTAGTTTGATAGCATCGTTTAGTAGAAGTGCTGTGTCTGCTACGTGTGTAAGTGTAACATCATTATCAGCACCAAAACCTAGAACAGCAGAGTCGCTATCTAGTTTAAGGTCATTGCTTACTGTGACTGCAGTTGAAGCATTTAGGTCTATTGTTGCTTCACCATCTATTCTTAATACACCGTCAGACGATTGCTGTAGGAATGTAGCAGTATCACCAAACTGTATCTTTTCTGTGGACGCTACAAGTATATCATCAGAAAACTCAAAGTAGTCCTCATCCTCCATCCACTTGAGTACACCGTCATTTGTTTCACCATCAAAGGTTACGGTTATGTCTGTACCTGCAGTGCCATCTCCAAAAGTTAGAGATGTACCAAGTAGTTTTGTGATAGGACCACCTTCGGCTGTAGTGCCGTCATGTGTGTGTCCTGTTGAGGCGGCAAAGGCTGCTAATAACTGATTAAATTCGTCATTAGTGTGGGCAGCCGTGATAACATCACCGTCACTGTATGTAGACTGTCGTGTATACGTTGCTCCCATTTATCTTCTAGCTCCTGTTTGATATTCCATCTGAAATCCCCTAAGTGCATAAGGGGCTGTCGTTCCATTGTCGTCAACTCTTAGTGCTACGGTAAACCCTGATCCTTCTACTGACTGTCGTAACAAAGGCTCTGACTGTCCACCGTATGTCGCTGTACCATAAGACCCTGTGCCATACACAGCCACGATGTCACTAGCTGTTAGAGAGTACGCTGCAGGTCTTGGTGCATTAGGATCTTCGTAGTCGTATCTAAGAAACATATCAGCACTAATAGAGGACTCTGGTTTGTAGCTTACGAGAACACGGTGCATATGTTTTCGTATACCCGGATCTCCAAAACTTAAATCAGGACTTCTGTACTTACCTGATACTGCTGTGCCATCAAAGTCATTGCCTGTCTCTTGTCGATACACATAACCACCGTCTCCACCGTGTATAACTATTGTTTCTGTTGCTGTCGTAACCGTGTCTGTTGATGTAGGTCGTATGCCTTTTATGTTGGCAAACTCAAAAGACTGTCCTCTTAGTGAGGTTAGTACACCCTCTGTTGTAGCCTGTAGGACACCTGACTTTGTAAAGAACACCCTGTACTGCGTTTTGTTTGGTATTACGAGTGATCTAAATCCACTAGCGTTTGCAATGTTATCGTTAAACACAGACTGCACAGGACTACTTATAGTACCAAGTTCAACGTCACCAATTCTTGCTGTACCTGCAACGGTTCTCAATCCATCAGGTGCTAGGAATATTAAGTCACCTGCAAATTCCTGTATCGTCTGTCCGTTTACACATCCAATGTTTCTAGTAACAGGTGTAACAGCAAAGTTACTTGACGATGTTCCTGACAGTTTAAATATTCTGTCTTGGCAAAATACAAACAAATCTTCACGGAAAACTTTAAGACCTGTTATTGTGTCGTCTACTTTGAAGCTACCTGCACCACTGCCTGTAGCAAAGTTATCTTCATCAAACGGTACACTAAACACAACTTCTTGTTTGCTATTAGCCATACCTGCGTAGAACATATGGTCTTTAAATACTGCCACAAACTTTGCGCCTGTTACAGCAGTGCTAACTTCTCCACTCCCTGCTGATGTTACGTCTGTCGCTGCAAACGAGGTGTTGAATACTGTTGGTGCGTTGTTTCCGTCTGCAACTATAAGTTTGTCGTTACCATCAAAGTTAAAGCGTTCAAAGGTATAAACACCTGCGCTTGTTCTGCCACTGTCTCTTTCTGTCCACGATCCACTTCCTGCTGTGGCTGTGAATATCTTTTCTCCTCTTGCTGCAATTATTGTTCCGTTAAATATGCAAGAGAGTAAAACTTCTTCTGTTGAGGCACTTGTAATAGGCACTATGTTAGTGTTATACTTAGCAAATCCATTTATGCGTCTGTAGCCACCATTGATGTCTGGCTCAAAGTTTACAAGCTCTATAGCCTCGCCAGGTTGCATCGCAAACGTAGACTTGTTTAGAACTAACCCTCCCTGTAGTGGAAAGACTGCAGGGCTTGTTTGCGACAGATCAGGCATTAATTCAACGCTCCTGAACTAAAATATCCTGAGGGCTGTTGTATCATAGTGGAACGCACATACTCATACTTGTTTACTAACAAACTTTGCATATTCTTTATGCCTTGCTCAAAGCGACTAAAGTTAAGTTGATACTGTGTTGTCTCTCCTCTGTACTGATAAACAAAAGCTGTAGCTCCGTCTATTATTACAGGATCAAATCGTGCAGGTATTGTTGTTGTGTCTGTTAGTGCCGAAAGATCTGTAGGGAAAGCAAAGTAATCAAACTTTAGTGTGTAGGCTCTGTTAGGAAACGGAAACAATAGGAAGTTGTTGTCTAATGTCCTAACTATAAATCTAGGGACTGCACCGTTATCAAATTGTGCAACAGATGTGCCGTTGTCATGTGTTGCAGCCGTTGTTCCGTTAGCACCTCGTGTACATCCTGTAAGGGTATTGGTGCTAATACCTGTGTATGTTATCTCTTCGTTTTCTATAAAAATAGTTCCTGTGCTGTCAAAGCCTGTGGAACTTGTAAGGTCTATCTCTGTTTCACTAGCGTCTAATGCCTCTGCTAGTGTTGTTGTAACTATCTCGTCTTCTTGTGTTACGTTTTCTCTGTTGATGTAATCGTTGTACTGAAGAATAGTTAAGTTTGCTCCTGATGATCCTAGTGTGCTATTCTTTACTATTCTAGCTGTGTTGTAGTCTACATGCTTTGCATCAGTGGGTATGCTGTATCTAACTATTCCTGGTGAAAGTGTTTGTGATTTTGTGGTATGATTAAAGGGATACTGAAACTCCCTTTGATTTATATATCGTATTGATTCATTTACAGCGTTTTGTGCTTGAACCTGTATACCTCTCGCATTGGAGAAGTTAGAAGAGGTGAGCTGCACTTCGTTTAATCTTGCTAATACACTATTTGTTAATGATAAAAAAGTTGCCATTCACCTTGTCCTAATAATGTAAGGGGCAAGTTGCCCTGCCCCAAACAATAAGTAGTTTAAGCTAATAAGTCTCTATCGACTTCTGTTGCCTTGTCTACTGCACCGTGGTCATTGCAGTCAATGACAGTTGCGTAGACTCGTAACCTACCTGTAGCTGCCGCGGCACCTGCAATCGTACAATCAATCGTATCAGCAGTGCTGATGAATTGAGTGTATGTTGAGGCTGCGTTGCCTACTACTGTGTTGGTTTGTCCGTTAGAACCTGCAGCACAGAACCCTGCAGATGTGATATCAGCACCATCAATGATGTCATCACCTCCACCAAAGTCCATGTCCAAGGTACAACTTGAAGTAAATGCTGACATAACTTCAGCACCTGCGTTTAGAACTAATGTTCCTGCAGGTATTTCAAGCATTTGGAAAACGTCTCCGTTAGCAATAGTGTTACCTGCTGCTATAAGAGCGTCAATGTCCAAGTACTCTTGGATAGTTCGCACCATGTGCGTTCCTGCGTTTGCAGGTAAAGCTGCGATAGAGTTAGCACCAACGCCAGTGGTTGATTTTGCTGTTAAGTCAAAAGTTGCCATGTTAGTACCCTCCCCTAAGCTGCGTTATATTTGGCAGTAACGATAGCCTCAGGTCTGAGGATCTTTCTACCATATAAGTGCATACCTCTAACAATGTCAGCAAAGCTGTCAGGGTCACGGTATGTTTCAGTTTTGCTGAGTTGTTCAGCAGTCGCAACGGCAGAGCCGTGTCCTGCAACAATCACACCAAAGTTTGAGTTTTGGTTTGCAGAGCCAGTTGTTCCTGGTCCTGTACCAACTGCAGGAAGGTTGCTAGAAACGTAAACTCTAAAACCTGCTAGATTTGGTAGAGCTAAACCATTTTTAAGGTCAGCTGCTGCGAAATCAGCATTTACTAGTTTAGAGTTTTCATCACCTAGTAGTTCCATAAATACAGGGTCAATAACGAGCCATCTGTCCTGTGTATCAACTTGCTGTTGATTCAACAAACGGTTCATTCTGTTGACGATCTGCATTGGAGAAGCAGTTGCTGTCGGAACAGCAGTTGCCCCACCTGGCACGTTAGCAACAGGAATTGAGTGATCCCCTGCTGATGATGTGGTGATGTTTCCGAATGAGTCCTTCCTTAACTTCATAGAAGTAAGAAGTTCATCAGAACCTGCAGTGCTAACGGCTTTAGTTCCGTTAACGGTTGAGTTAGCTGTGCTTGCAACAGAGCCAATAGCAGACTGTGCAAAACCAGATAGATAACCAAGAACTTCTTGGTCGTATTGGTCAGCAAGCTTGTATGCTGCTCTGTCGGTAGCTAGTTGCATAAAATTTATATGACTATGTGCTTCCTCAATGTCGTCCATTTTGAAAGCATAGTAGTTAGACTTATCAACAACGAGTTGAAAGTCCTCGTCATCTAAATCTTGTGCTGTTACCTGTGTACCTCGTGCGTACTGTTTGACTGAGATTTCAGGTTCTTTAATAATTCTAACGGTGTCACCTTGGTTAGAAATTTCCCCAAAGTAGTCAGAATTAGTAATGTCACCCACAACAGTCGATTTACGAAACGCAAGCTGTACTTGTTTCGAATAGATTACTGGCGAGAAATTACCGTTAGGTAAGTTGCCGTAACCTGATACTGTTTGAAATGCCATGATAAATCCTCCTGTAAAAGTTGTTATGGCGTTAATAACAAACTTACGATTATAGAGGCTACGCTTTTTTAGAGTTGCAATGTTGTTTGATTACATGATTTCAAACAGATTGGGTCTATACTTGTCGTAGGTAGTCAGACAATCTTTGTTTGTACGTGTTAGTTATATTTAGAAAAAATGCCTTGTCAACACTTTTTTATCGTGCTGCACCAGATAAATCGTATACAAACTTACCTGATCGCATTGCTTCCATTATAGCTTCCTGATTTTTAGCATACTCTTTGTCTGACATCTTGTCTACTTGGGATTCCCTAATGTAGTTGTTAGACTCGTCTGCTGTCGGAGAAGCCTTAGAGCGAGTGTTCACAGCAGAAGCTGCCGACTTTTTACTATCGCTCTTTTTAGTTGTGATACCTGCATCTATTTTGTACAAGTCTATAACTCGTGCAACAGACTTAGCATCATCAACATTCTCGTAGAGAGCGTCCTGTACCCACTTAGGTTGATCCTCTGCCCAATCGTGGAACTTGTCGTCCTCTCTTATTTGTGAAAAGTCAGGGTGTAGCTTCATAAGTTCAGCCTCAGCTTTATCTTTTGCAGCCTCCACTCTCATCTTTTCAATGTTCTCAAGCCTTTTGTCAAGATCGCTTGATCTTTCTCTAGCTTTTTTATCAGCTATTGTTTCGACTATACCTGCAACGTCAGGATACTTTTTAGTCCACTCAGCTATTTCATCTTCAGACTTGGGTAGTACCAACTCATTTTTAGCAGCTTTTGATAGCTGATCTTCAAGAGCCTTGATTCTTTCCTCAGTCTTCTTATCTTTGTCTGCCATGTGTCTCCGTAGATCACCGTATCTTTTCTTAAAAGACTGCTCTTCTTTTGAAAGAGCCTGATCCTCCGACTTTGCTTCGCTTGCCTCTTCAGTGTCAGGTACTTCTTTGACCTCTTCAGCAGGTTCTCCACTTTGCTCTTTGGCTTTGAGAAGCTCTTGCAGTTCCTCCTCGTCCTTTTTGATACGCTCTGCGTTTTTGTTTTTGCGTGGGCGTGGATCAACAAACCCTGCTACTTTTACTTTTTCTACGTTTTCTAACTCTGGCATAATATTTACTCCTATTGTTGGGGCTGATTTTCATCAGGTCGCCTTCGTTTTACCATCAAGAAAGTTTTTAATCTTTCCTGCCATATACACCGTTGGATGTATTATTTTACAAAACACGTTACCAAACAGATCGTCTTTGGCTTTACCTTTTGTAAGAACGTGCTTTAAGTGTTGTGTTCGTCTACCTGCCATCAAAGCGCCAAACCTTGTTAGCAGATTGCTTTTCTTCATGCCTGATACATATGGTCTAAATAACCAATGGTATCCTATCTCATGCTCAGGTGTTAAGTATCGTCTTTGATATGTGTCCCACACTCGCATGGCTTTACTCCAATCAGCAAGCTGTGTCTGTCTGTATATTTCTGTACAGACTATAGATTTATCACTGCCTCCTGTATCGCCACCACCTGTAGAGCCTCCTCCTCCACCTGAATCTCCTCCACCTGAGGACTCACGCTCTTCCTGTTCTAGCACATCCGTTAAGGTTCTAAAAGGATACCCCCCTTGTTTAGCAGCTTGTTCAGGACTTACTCTTTCGCTTAGACGTTGATTTCTTCTTATCTCATCAGATTGGTCTAGAAACACAGCTTGTGCTGCCGCCTCTGCCTGTTCAGCGTCTCCTGTTGCCATAAACACATCTTGTCTTGCTTGATTCATCTGTCTAGACTTTTTAGCTGCAGCTCTTGTTTGCGCTCTTTGTTTAAGATCTCTTAGTTCAGGAGTGTCAGGTTTATCGTCTGTCATAGTCGTTACCGTTGGTGCAGTCGATGTAGGTGCAGATGTTGCTCCACCTATCTGTGTAACAAAGTCAGGAACACCTCGTGTTGGAGGTATAATGTTTTGGAAAGCAGGAGAACCCACTGTTCCTCCTACTGTTGGAAGCTTACCACTCTTTCCTGAAACTTGTCCAAGACCCCCTATGCTAGGGGCAGAACCAAATGCACTAGAGGGTTGTACTGCTCCTGTTAAACCTGCCATTTGTTGTTC